ATTGTAAGTTCAAAAATAACTCCATCAGTATAAAGTGCAACCAAACAGTAAACACAGCAACTAAAGTTGAAATCACTAACAGTGACTTTAATGTTAATGATACATCAGTTTACATTGCAGGAGTAACAGGGCAAGGTAACAATTGGATTATTAATGACTGTAACTTTACTGAGATTGCCAAACAAGCATTCAATGCAAACTATGGATACGGTACAAAAATTAGTAGATGTGATTTTGTAAGTTGTGGTAACAACACAGGATCATCTGCAAACCCAACTTCAACTATTGTTGAGTTTGGAGAAAGTAGAAATAACGTAGTTCGTGAGTGTACGAGTGATAGACAACAAGACGCAGGAGTCGTAAACACAGAGACTGTAGCAGCCATTGCAGAAGTGCAAGGTAGTGACTTTGTTAGCTTTACAGACAAAAACTATTCAGAAGTTTATACAACTGACAGTTTTAGACCTGTTGCAGTGTTTTCAGCACTTAACGCATTTATGAAAGTTAATTATACACTAAGACTTGCAAACCATATTCGTAGAGGTTCAGTTAACATCACAATCGGTGATGACGTCTCGAAACTATCTTTATCAGATAATTACGAATACTCCGACACAACTACAACATCTCCGGGTGGTGTAATTATGACAGGGTTTGAATTTTCCGCTGCTCTGCGTGACAACGACACAGACAGTGGTACCGATACCGTGGTGTTGTCTTACAAGAATCCTATTGCTACAGGTGCTACAGGATCTCTGTCGTTCGACATACAGTACGGAGTTTAGTTAGAAATGGCAAAGAAAAAGTTATTTTCTTCTTGCTCAACACACGTTCTGACTGTACAATTAAACAAATACTATAAAAAGTTCACTGGTATAAATTTTAGCCACTAAGATCCTGCATTCGCAGGTACTAAAACTAAATACCTCTGTACACAAAATTAAAATGAGAGAGACATGAGCAAAGATATACACATCACAAAAAGAAACGGTAGCAGAGAGCTTTTAGATTTAGATAAAATGCACTTTGTTGTTGAAGAAGCTTGTGCTGGTCTTGCTGGAGTGAGTAGTTCACAGATCGAGATGAACGCTGATTTACAGTTTTACGACGGCATGACATCAGACGAAATTCAAGAGATTCTAATTAAGAGCGCAAACGATCTTATATCGTTAGAAAATCCTAATTATCAATATGCAGCAGCAAGGTTGTTGTTGTACGGTCTACATAAAAAAGTTTATACAAAATACGAACATGATTCTCTCGGCACTATAATTGATCGTAATATTGAACGCGGTGTGTATGATTCTGCAATCAAAGAAAAGTATTCAGATGTAGAATTAAAGAAAATGAATACTTGGTTAAAGCATGACCGTAACGAAGAATTTACTTATGCAGGTTTACGTCAAGTTGTAGATAAGTATTTGTGTCAGGATAGAAGCAACGGCGACATCTATGAAACTCCTCAGTTCATGTATATGATGATTGCCGCTACGTTGTTTGCAAACTATCCTAAAGAAACCAGATTAAGTTATGTAAAGAAATATTATGACGCGACCTCGCTTTTTAAAATCAACATACCAACCCCAGTCATGGCTGGCGTTCGTACTCCAATCCGTCAGTTTGCTAGTTGTGTACTGGTCGATGTTGACGATACTTTGCCTAGTATTTTTAGTAGCAACTCCGCTATTGGTTATTATATCGCTCAGCGAGCTGGTATCGGAATCAATTCGGGTCGTACGAGAGCGATTAACTCGAAGATCAGGGGCGGGGAAGTAGCACACACTGGTGTTATCCCATTTCTAAAAGTTTATGAATCAACAGTAAGAAGCTGTACACAGAACGGTGTACGTGGCGGGTCAGCAACAACTCATTTTCCTATTTGGCATTATGAAATTGATGACATCCTTGTATTAAAAAATAATAAAGGTACTGAAGATAATCGTGTACGTAGATTAGATTATTCTATTCAAATTAATAAATTATTTTACGAAAGGTTATTGTCTGGTCAAGACATTACTCTTTTCTCGCCACACGAAGTCCCAGAAGTGTATGATGCTTTCTACTCAGGCGACAATGATTTGTTTAAAGATGTATATGAAAAAGCAGAACGTAAAACATCTATTAGAAAGAAAACAGTAAGTGCAAAAGAACTGTTTGGTAACATGTTAAAAGAACGTGCTGAAACAGGACGTATCTATATTATGAATGTTGATCACAGTAACTCACACAGTTCTTTCAAAGATCCTGTGTACATGAGTAACTTGTGTCAAGAGATTACACTACCAACTAAACCAATTCAACACATTGATGATGAAGAAGGCGAAATTGCATTATGTATTCTTAGTGCTATTAATGTAGGATTAATTAATAAACTAGAAGAACTAGAACCTTTATGTGATCTTGCTGTTAGAGCATTAGAAGAAATTATTGACTATCAAGGTTATCCTGTTAAGGCAGCAGAGATTAGTACTAAAGCAAGACGTTCACTAGGCGTAGGCTACATTGGACTTGCACACTATCTTGCAAAGAATAAAGTTAAGTATGATGATCCACAAGCGTGGGTTAAAGTACACGAACTTACAGAAGCATTCCAATACTATTTGTTGGTTGCAAGTAATGAACTTGCTGAAGAACGTGGTGCTTGTGAATACTTCGATCGTACTAAATATGCAGACGGTATATTACCAATTGATACATACAAAAAAGATATTGACGGAGTTGTAAAAGCAAAACTACAATATGATTGGGCTGCTCTACGCAAGGACATACAAAAACATGGTTTACGGCACAGCACATTGTCCGCACAAATGCCTTCAGAGAGTAGTTCCGTTGTGTCGAACGCAACAAACGGAATTGAACCACCTAGAGGATACTTGTCCGTTAAGAAGTCCAAGAAAGGGCCTCTTAAACAAGTTGTTCCGCAGTATAGTCAGTTAAAGAACTTCTATACTTTACTTTGGGATATGCCTAGCAACGATGGCTACATTAACATTGTAGCAGTGATGCAAAAGTTCTTTGATCAATCCATTAGTGGTAATTGGTCATATAACCCTACGCAGTTTGAGAACAACGAAGTTCCATTAAGCGTAATGATGAAAGACATGTTAACAACTTACAAGTTAGGTTGGAAAACAAGTTATTATCAAAACACATACGACTTCAAAGGAGACGATGAAGTTAAAGAACCAGAAGTTGAAATGAATGGACATTCACACATGAACGGTGATCTACAACCAGTAGAAGAACTTGAAGGTGAAGAATGCGAAGCGTGTAATATATAAAAGAGGAAACACACACAGTGACCAAGACAGTTTTTAATCGTAATAAAGTAGACTTCACAAAGCAGTATATGTTCTTTGGTGAAGATCAAAACACTCAACGTTATGACGTATTCCGTTATCCGGAGTATGACAAACTTAACCAAACTATGTTAGGTTATTTTTGGAGACCTGAAGAAGTCTCCTTACAGAAAGATAGAGGTGACTATGCAGAATTTACAGATGCACAGAAACATATCTTTACTTCAAACTTAAAATATCAAACCCTACTTGATAGTGTACAAGGACGTGGACCGTGTTTAAATTTTTTACCTTACTGTTCTAATCCAGAATTAGAAAGTTGTATTGTAGCATGGGACTTCCAAGAAACTATCCACAGTCGTTCTTATACACACATTGTAAAAAATGTATATGCTGACCCAGCAGAAGTGTTTGATACTATTTTAGATGATGAGCAAATTATTGCAAGAGCAGAAAGTGTATCTGCAGAATACGACAAGTTTCATCAAGTTGTAACAGATTACATGTACAAAGGTAAAGGTACTGAGTACGAAGTTAAAAAGCAATTGTATAAAGCAATGATGGTAGTGAATATCTTAGAAGGTTTACGTTTTTATGTTTCGTTTGCATGTACATTTGCATTTGGCGAATTAAAGAAGATGGAAGGGTCTGCAAAGATTATTTCTCTTATTGCTCGTGACGAAGCAACGCACTTAAATTTATCTACACACATTCTAAAGCATTGGGCAAAAGGAGACGACGATCCAGACTTTGTTAAAATTGCAAAAGAATGTAAAGAAGAATCATATGAAATGTGGCGTACTTGTGTTGAGGAAGAAAAGCGTTGGGCAGATTACTTGTTTGAAAAAGGTTCTATTGTAGGACTTAATGCAAACTTACTACATGCTTATGTAGAGTTTATTGCTAACAAGAGACTCAAAGCATTAGGACTTGATACAATTTATGATCGTCCTTTGACAACAAATCCTTTACCGTGGACACAACATTGGTTAAGTAGCTCAGGGCTACAAGTTGCTCCACAGGAGACTGAAATCGAAAGTTATATTATTGGCGGTGTTAAACAAGATGTTGATGATAAAACGTTCGAAGGTTTCGAACTTTAGATAAGTAATAGTATGTTCAGAGTTCAATTTAGAAGACATTCCCCTTTCGAAGTGTGGACAACTTACGGTACTTACGGTACTGAAGCCACAGCTATCAATGCGGCAATATCCAAGAAGAACGCTGGTGCTATCATGGTTAAGGTAATTAATAAAAAGAAAGAAACTATTTACGTAGGATAAAACATGATAGAAATATACGGAAAACCAGCATGTCCGTTCTGTGACAGGGCTAAGAAGTTTTGTGAATCGAACCAGTTTGAATTTGTCTACAAACAATTAGACGAAGACTTTACTCGTGAGCAACTCTTTGAAAAGTTCCCAACAGCACGAACATTCCCTCAAATCACAGTACGCGGAGAAAAGATCGGTGGTTACAACGAATTAATCAAATACGTTGAAGACACAGGTTATAACGGTACTGGACACTCACTAGGATAAAAATATGTTAATTGAAACACCATACAAAGTAGGCGATAATGTCTCCTTTAAACTTGCGTCAGGCGAAGAAATCGTAGGACGTCTAGAAGAAGAAACTGATACACACTATGCATTGCACAAGCCAATGGTACTTATTGCACAGCAAAAAGGATTAGGTCTTGCACCATTTATGTTTAGTGTATCACCAGATGGCAAATTTATGCTTAAAGCAAACGCAGTAAGTTGTGTTGCTAAAACAGAAGATAACATCAGCAAACAATATACACAGACTACAACAGGTATAGCACTATCAAAGTAGATAAGTACTAGTATGCCAGAAGTAGTAAGAACAAATGTAGACAAGCACAAAGGACATGCAAGTCCTACGCCCAACCCATTTCACCAAGAAGCATACGCAGTTGGTTCTCCAAATGTGTTTACAAACAACGAACAAACTGTACGCATAGGCGATACTACTAAATGTGGTGATCCTGCTGAAGGTGGTTCATTAAGTGTTTGGATTAATAATATTCCTGTTCATCGTAAGGGTGACGCAACTAGCGGACACGGAAGTTGGGTTGCTAATGAAGCAGAAACTGGCTCACCTAATGTTTGGGCTAACGAAGGCTATGTACCACCTATTATACTTTCGCCGGCACAGGCAGCAGCAATCAATGCAGTTATACAAGAAGCAATTGAAAACCCACCAGATGTAGGTGCAACAGGTGGTGCCCAGGCTAACGGCACTATTGCAGAAAATCAAGTACCACAAAGATACGAAGGTGCACCAGCAGCAGGTGTTGATGACTTAGGAACAAACGAACAAGCCTTAGTTGATGCAAGTGCTGCCAATTCAACAGCAGCAGCAGATGGTATACCAGGTTTCTTAACACAACTATTAGACGAAGCGGCAGCAAACAAATGGGACGAAACTGTTGATCCTAGTAATGGAAACATTATAGGTATATGGAAAGAACTAGGTTTCCCAGACACATCATATTGGAAAACAGATCAAACACCTTGGTGTGCTGGATTTGTAAATTGGGTATTAAAAAGAACAGGCTACAAGTATATGCAAAGTGCTAGAGCATATGACTTTAGAGATAAAACAAGTTTATATGGTGGTGTTCCTGTACCACTATCAGATGGTCAACCAGGTGACATTGTAGTTTGGAGTTACAGTCACGTTAACTTTATATACACTTCACCGTCGCCAGGTGTGTATACTTTCGTCGGCGGCAACCAAAGTGATAAGGCAAGTGCTACTAACAACAATCCAAGTGGCGGTACAATTACTAATAGTTGGAAGGGAGGCTGGCAACAGTCAAATGGACGTATATCGGGTATCTTCCGTCCAGTCAGATCCTAGTTGACAGAAAGCATTGCACACTATATAATATAACAAGGTGGTACATTAATGAATCAAATAAAAAGATATATGTACATGGGTATTGGTTTCCTTTGTGTAGGTTTAGCCTACATTGGAATCGTTACTCCAGGTATTCCATTCAGCATATTTTTAGTAATTGCTGCATGGGCCTTTGCTAAGAGTTCACCTAAAATGGAGGCATGGTTATACAATCATCCTTGGTTTGGTAAGTTCTTAACAAATTGGAATAAAAAACGTGTTTTCCCTACAAAGGGGAAGTACTTAATGATATTGGTAATGGCATCAACTATTATCTTTACATGGTTTGCTACAGAGAATCTGAAAGCAATTATGTGGAGTGGTGGTGCAATGGTGCTAGTAGCAATCTGGGCTTGGCGATATCCTGGCTCAGAAGAGGAACACGCTCGACGTGTTAAAGAAGGAAAGCGAGTAGCTTGGTTAAAGTAATATGAAGTGCGAACAAGGTGATTTAGCAAAAGTAATACACTCAGTTAGACCTGAGAATATTGGCAAGATTGTCCTTGTTAAAGAATACATTGGAAAGTACAAGCAGAATGATACTTTTGATTTCAGAGGTGTCTCATGCATGTGTCCTGTGACAGATCATTACTGGTGGATTGAAGCAACTGGATTGAAAAATCAGTTTGGAGATTCACCTAAAGCATACATAGCGGACTCATGGTTGGAGCCTATCCGACCAGAAACAGGCAAGAAGTCGGCTACCCATGTCGTGAAAGACAAAGAAGTAGAAAGACAGGCGGCATAATTAATAACTAAGGAAATAAAATGGCAACAGGAAAAGTAAAATGGTTTAATGCAGACAAAGGTTTTGGCTTTATTACTCCAGACGACGGCGGAAAAGATGTATTCGCTCATTTCTCAGCTATTTCAGGCGATGGCTATAAAACTCTACAAGAGAATCAAGCCGTTACTTACGAAATGGCAGAGGGACCTAAAGGTCCTCAAGCATCAGATATTCGACCTTCATAAGTAGAATATTTTAAAATAGGCTCTTCGGAGCCTATTTTTTTGACTATTAGTTCATAGTTACAGTCTATTAGACAACAGTCTTTTTACATGTTAAAATATTTTAAATACATCGTAAGGAGAACTAGATGCCACCACGTAATCACGCCAACTGGTTAAAGAAGCCAGTAGTAGAATCAATTAGTAGCACAGCCTACAACTGCCCAGAAATATTTGCACAAGAACAAGAACATATCTTTAAAAAGGTATGGGTACCTATGTGTCATATAAGTGAAATGTATTACAAAGGACATTTCAGAACAACACAGATAGCAGGACAGAATGTTATCGCATGGAACACAGGTGATAGAGTAAAAGCATATTTAAATCATGGTCCACAACAACCTTCTGGTAAAGTATGGAACGATGATACTTTTGGCAAAGAGTTGCATTGTGAAGTAAAGCACGGAGGTATGGTATGGGTAACACTAGATCCTAATCCTACTATGAATGTAGAGCAATGGACAGCAGGAGCATTTGATTGTATAGCAGATGCTATTGACACAGAAGAAATGGAAGTGTTTCATTATCACAAAGCAATTATAGATACCAACTACAAACT